AGCGTTGACGTACCGCCAGACACATCCACACGGAGGTGGCGGTTGGTGGTAGGCGCAGAGACATCTGACGCAAACTCAAGGTCAACCAGTTCCAGACCGGTGGTGCTGGACGTGGTACGCAGACCACCATTTGTCTTGAGCGTATAAGCAAGACCGGATAGCGTCAGGAACGCCAGCTGGTCGATACGATCAGCCATTGCGTAGGCAAGTGCGTCACGAGACTGCTCACGGAAGTTAACCACGGTCTTCTGGTCAGTCAGTCGACCAGCAATGCGGTTTGCGAAACGTAGCTGATCTAACTCAATGGTCAGATCGTATGCACGCAAGGCTTCTTCATTGCCTTCTAGCGTGTTATCGCCGGTCACACCGTCTCCGGTCATGTCCGCCAGCAACGTGATGATCGCCTTGGTACCTTTCTCATTCTTGGTGAGTTCGGTGATCCGTTGAATCATGGCGTTTTGCCCAGTTCCTGCGAACTGGTTTACGAATGACATGTTGCGTGCAACTTGCCAAAACTCGCGGCTCCATGCCGTCAGCTGCCCTGCTGAAAGGGTTCCAAAATTTGTTAAAGCCATTATTAGCTCCTGTAATCGAATACACTAAATTTCGTACAACATGTACGATATGTAGCCGTCTTCTGGAGCGGCTAATCCGTTTCCTCGTATCGTGAGGCGACGAACTAGCGTTGCTTTAACGAGGTACGACCTCGGAAGGTTTAACGCCTTTACAGGCGATGTTCGGGTTTAACGTGTACGACACGATCTAATATCGTTTAGATTGACGATTTTTGGAGAATAGTACTAAGTATACGATTCTGCAAACTTTTTTCTCACCATTTGACGCGATGTGACCAGTACCGAGCACTGAGTTTTGACGGTTTGGCGTCCTGTGCGTTGTGGCGAGCGTAGTAACTCTTCTTTCGGGCCTTATCTTTGGCGGTTTTCGGGTTTTTACCCGCACCCCGCACGCCTTGCTGCCCAAATCTAATCAATTTCATTTCGTGGCCGACTGCCGCAAGCACCATATGTGACTTAGTCGGGTGGCTGGGGGTACGTTTTGGCTTGTTTACCCCCTTTAACCCATGTTTTTTCAGCAGTGCAGCCCTTCTATTTTCGTGTGCCATAGCAAACCTACAGAATATCGCCCCGAAGCCGCTTCAATGTGGCCTCCGGTAGCGCGGCAAACTCTTCTTCAGTCATTGAAGCGACGTCTAATGTCTTCTCACCACGGTTTGCAGAGCTTTCCCCAGGCAGTTCAGGCGGTTGAGCCTCCGCTGCTTTGAGTTTTTTGCTTACTTGCGCCCGTTTTTTGGCTACTTCGTCTGCATTACCTGTAGGCGCTTTGGTAGCAGCCAGTGCAGACTCTGTGTCTGATGTGGTCTCAGCCAGATCATTGCTCTTAATTACAAAATTAGCCGCTTTTGACAGTGCATCTACCGCCCCAAAGCCCTGAGTCATGAACGCATCACGCAATTCGATGACTTCTTGGGTGTATTCGGCGTTGTAGACCTCGGAATTTTGGTCAAATACCGGAAAATTAGCCTCTAGGTCGGCTGCTGCGCTCTGCAAAGCGGTTGCTTGCTGGCTTTGGGCCACGGTTTGCGTCATTTCTTGGCGCATTTCATAGGCCATCTGCTCTTTTTCGGCTTTTCGCATCTCTTGGCGCAGTGCTGCAGCCTTATCTGACTCGCCATCCAGCACCAAAGTCTGATATTCGACCTCTTTTGCTGCAAAATCGTAGTCATCGGGTGCGTTTTCCTGCACTTCTTGGGCCGCTTTCATGTCATCCAGCTGCTTTTGCAGTGCTTTCTGCTTAGCAAGTACCTCATCAAGCCGTGACTTGGGCACCATCTTGGCTTTTTTCGGCGCTTCCTCTACGGGTTCGGGTTCGGGGGTGACTTCTTCGGGCGCTTCAGCGGTAGATTCTTCTTCTTCAGTATCCGGTTCAGCCGGTTCCTCTTCATCGCCTTCATCTTCTACCTCTGGCTCCGGCTCGTCTTCTACCACCGCCTCTGTTTCCTGCACTTCTTCAGCAACTTCCTCTTCCTCTGGCTCTTCACCGAGGCCAAAATTCAAGTCGAGCTTTTCTTGCACCGGTTCAGGTGCATCAGCCCCAGGCATTACATCAAAGTTCACATCTTCCTGTTGCTCAGCCATCAATAACTCCTATTGGGCATTACTTGTTTTCGCACCGGTCTGCATTGCTGTGGCAGCAATTCGTGCAGCGGCTGCGGTTTGTTGCTGATTTGTCCTGACTTCGTTTGTCAGATCAGCAAGTTCTCTACGAAGTTGCAGTTCTTGCATCTTCATTTCGATCTTTCCTTGCAGTTCAGCGATCTGAATGTCTGGCTCAGCCGCCGTAGACTGCGCTTTCGCCACATTCACAGCTGCCTCAGAGCCAAGTTTCTGTACCTCGGCCTCCAGTTTCGCCAATTCAAGCTGCGCTTCTTGCATTTGCATCTGCTGAACCATCATCGCGGCCTCCATCTGCTCCGGTGACTTCTCAATACCCGTCATCATGCGGATGCGCTTAGCAAGCTCGCCCTTCTTAGCAAGGTGCGAGTACTCAATGATTGCGTCATCAGGGATAGCGACACCGACTTGACGCAGGTTTAACGCTTCTGCGAACTGCACTTCATCAAAGGAGTCACGAGCGGGGGCCGTGGAAACGACTACGTCGTACTCACCCAGGGTTAAATCGTTGATGATGTCGCCTTCAGGCGTCATCTCGTTAATGACCATTGCCTCACGCGGCTTCAGCGGGTCTTCTTCATTCGTTACTTGAATGACACGAGTCTCGCTGTAAAAGGTCTGAATCAACTCCAGCATCTTTTCAGCCAAGTAGTGGCGAGTCTTACGCAAGTTATCTAGCGGCACCTGAATCATGATCGCGCCACGGTTCTGCTTGGCACGGATCGCAATACCCGATACCTCGGCGCTGTCAGTACCCAGCATCGATTCGTTGATGCCACTGATCGCCTGAATGTTTGCCGCAGCTTTCTGTCCGATGCGGTCTAAGCCGGTAGGGATCGTATTTGCTTGAATCTTGGCTGGCGGATTGGTGCCACGCGCATACTCAATAACCAGACCCGTCTCAGCACCATGCTCTTCCAGATCATCCGGCGTCATACCCACCAAAGACCCAGACTCCACCATCCAACCGCTGTTGGCGGTGGTGTTCACAATGTGTAGCTCTTGGCTACTGATCTTGTTCAGCTGCTCCTGCGGAGAAAGCAAGTTTCGCACCATGCCAAACGGACGGCCACGGCGAAAATACGCAAAGTAAGGAACAATCGTAAAACCAGCATAGGGCGACCAGTCATCGTGCAAGACCACTTTGTCGCAGGTCACTGTCCAGCGAACCTTCTTCTGCATCTTGCTGATGATCGAAAGCCCGTACTTCTTGGCAAACGACTTCGCCTTACGCTCGTTCCATGCTTCCGGCACCGGACGCTGGTCACCCGTATCTGGGTCAACGTAACACTGCACACGGGTAATCTTCTTATGCTGCCGCTCAATGACACGCAGCGATTTTACGTTTCGGTAGTCATCGTCGTTGTATCCCGCCGAATGCAGGTAATCGTCCATCGACTCGGTATCACCGTACCGCGTCTCTTCATACTCAACCGAGTCACGACCAAACGAGTTGCCGTTCTCCGCAATAAACTGCAGTTCTTCTGCCTTGTCCGCGCCGTACATTTCTTCGATGTCATCAAGCGTCATCCACTTGGTCTCGAAAATTTCGTTCCAAGTCTTGGGGTCATAGTCCTTAGCGTCTGGATCTAACAAAATATCCAGCGGGTCTTTTGCCGTGATGCGTATCTCACCCTCAACGTGATCACTAAAGTCCATGCGCACGTCAAAGTATCCGCGACCATCCATTATCAGACCGTCGCTGAATACCTGCTGCTCTACCCAGTCGAGCTTGTTGTTATCAGCAATCTGCATGTACAGCTTGTTCAGCGTGTGCGCGACTTCTTCATCCCCGCCACGGCGCGGCTTGAACTGGATGTCAGCACGGCGGGTAGACTGCTCGCCCAGCACAGTGTTGATCGTCGGCAGAATCGTGTTGATCGTCAGCGCTGGACGGCCTTCCGAATCCAACATCGATACGTCAGACAGATCCCACTGCTCACCCTGATAGAACGCATCACACTTTTTCGCCATGTTGATGTATTCAAGGTGACCGTTGTCACGCGCACGCACATAGCGGTCATACTGTGTGCTGGCAATCTCCATCTCTTCAGACGGAGTCAGGTTCTTCATTTCTTTATGGTGGGCCATAGCTAGGCACTCATTGCTGATTTAGATTTGGGCGTAGCTGTCAGGTAGTCGAGCCGATCACGCCAAGAAGGTTCTTTGTAGACAGGAGCCTGATAGGAAGCGAACTCGGTCATCATCAGACCCAGCCATGCCAGCGCGTCCACTTGGTCATCGTGTAACCCGTTTGGAAAACGCAGCATCTCTGCTACCAGCGGCCCAGAAAAAATGGCATCGCGTGGGAAATACACCATGCCCTGTTGCATACGACCCTGAATGGCACGCGCTCGTGCCTCTTTATCCCGACGTCCTGTCTTTAAGTCCTTTATGTATGCCTCGTACAACCCGCGCTCTCGGATACGTTTCTCCAAGAACGGGCCAAGGGCCATCTCAATGTGACCCTTCTCTATGCCAATCATCGACGGCTTCCACTCTTCATAGAGATCCAGAATCCGTTCAACAATCTCGAAGCCGTCAAACCGGCCCCGCACCACATCAACAATGAACAACTCGTCCGCATCGTTGACACCGATCACCATCCCGACTGAATAGTCGTTACGGTCATTCTTTCCAATCGCCAAGTCCCATGCGCAGTAATAACGCATCTCATCCAAGTCCACTTCTTCAGGCTCGTAGTACTGGATCATCTGCCGAGTAAAGTAGTCGCCGTCATCGGCAACCGGATTCTGCTGATACAGCGCCGACCAATCCCGTGGCCCAACTGCTCGTCGGATACGCTCAAGGGACGCAAAGTCATAGCGCTCTGGGTGCAGTGGCTCACCGGCACTACGAAACTCTTCATCGTCTTCGGCTATCGCCGGATACCGCACCACTTCCCAGTCATCACCGCCGTCACCCGTCGCCTTTAATAAGCGGCCTGCGAGATCATCATCATGCCAACGAGTAAGAATGACCAAGACACCGCCTCCTGGAGCCAAGCGGGTGTAAGCCGTTGACGTATACCAATCCCAATTTGCGTCCCTATTATTCGAGCTTTCAGCATCTTCACGGTTCTTTACTGGATCATCGATTACGAGAACATGAGCACCTTTACCTGTGATACCACCACCAACACCAGCAGCAACGAAGCCACCGCCGTTAGTAGTAAGCCAAGCCTCCGCAGACTGTGACTCGGGATCAAGACGGGTTTGGAAAGCCGTCTTGTAGCTCGGCTCTCTAAGGAGTCCACGAACTTTTCGACTGAATCCCAAAGCAAGCGAACCTGAGTAAGAGCACGAGATAAACTCATGTTGTGGGTTGCGGCCAAGGTGCCAAGCCGGAAACGCAATGCTTGCCAAAGTTGACTTACCGTGTCGCGGAGGTAAGAAAAGCATGAGTCGAGGCGACTCTTTTGCCACAACTTTCTTACTGAACTCTTCAAGCCGTCTACAGACATCTTTATGCACCCACCCTGCTTGGTAATCGGGGCTAAAGCGCTCAACAAATGGCAGCAATCGCTTGCGTGTCAAAAACCGGAGCGCTAACTCTGCTTTCGCTTTCTCCTCTACAGACTGAGCAACCTGCTCTTCTTCTACTGGTGGTGCGGCAGCTGGGATCGCTTCGACCTCATCTGCCTTGCAGTACACACAAAATCCATCGCGTCCTGAATACAAAGTCTCGGGATGCAAGTTCTTGCACCGCTTACACTCCTGCATTGGGACGTCATTCATCTTGGCGCGTCACTCAACGAAGGTTTATAGAAATTAAAACCAACGGCTGCGGGGCTTGCCTTTACATTTTTATGATTTTCTCGAGCGTATAGGTTCGCAAAGTGAACACCTGACTTTGGATCGACACCCGCTTTACCAGATGGGATACCTTTCACTCGACCCGCTTCAATATCAGGCAAGTACTTTTTATATGCCTCTTCATCACTAAGCTCTTTGCCGGTGTCTCGGTCATATCCAGGAACCGTGTAAATCATGCCCTTGTGCTGCACGCCCTTAGCATTCACCGTCATCACGCGGCCATCTTCCAAACGAGCGGCTTTTTTCTGTCGCACCGTGTCTCGGTGGTATTGATTCACGAAAGACATGTACTCCTGCATGGAGGGCAAACTAGCCATCAGAACTAGGTTCCAGATACGCGGTGTCCTTACCTGCAATCTTCAACAACTCTTCATCTGACATACGCTCCAACTGCTTGGGCGTGGCATCTATGTTGATGTTCACCTGAGTTGCGTTCTCTGGGGCGGTCAGACCGTGTAACTTGACCAGACTGTCTACCGTGTTCTTCATCTCGGTAGCTGTGGCCGATGCAGTGTACGCATCCATGTACATGACATGAGCATTGGCGCGGGTGAACTTGACGTCCTCACGCATCTGCTCACGAAAGTATTCCATCGCTTGTTTTACACGGGGGCGCTTGAGAGCGTCATATACCGCAGTCGAACTGGCATACCCCGCCCCGCGACCTGCGGCGGCGATGGTCATACCACTGAGTACCAACATGACGAGCTTTTCTTGCTGCACAGTCAGATCACCAATGTTCAAACCCATATAAGGCATATGGGACTCAAACTCAGTGACGTCAGTGATAGTGTTCAGGCTCTCTGATTGCGTCGATGACTTCTCCACGAACATCCTCGTCGAAAAATACGAATAGCGGTGAGTTATCCTGTTGGCCTGCTGCCTGCACTTTCGCCAGTATCGACGTGACCGAGACGTGTTTCTCAACTTCTCGGCCATCGTAAACTAGGACTTCATCGCCAGACGCAGAGAAGCCCACACCTACAATGCAGTGATCCAAGCCCTTGATGGACATCATTCTCACCTTTGTCATGTGCGGATCGTACAAGGTGTACTAATCATGCACAAGCGACTTATGTGGCCACCGTGGCCGGTACTTTTACACTTAAAGTAATTAGCTGGGACACATAAAAATAAGAAATTTGGATTCAGGTGGGCACGGTGGCCATTTTTCTTAGAAAAAAAATTTGAAAAATCTTTTCTGAATCGCTGAGCCATCATCTCCCTGTTCCCCAACCGTCGTACCCCATCCCCCGATTCGCACATTGGAACCTTGTTTCGCATTAGATGTTTGGAACCTTGGATCTGGTACCCCCCTCCTCGCTCACTCGTCGGGAGTCGGTTGTGTTGGTGTCATTAACAAAAGGAGATGTGACGTGGACCTAGAAAAAGCTCAGGAAGAGTGGTGGAACGACCTGACGGATGAAGAACGCGAGCGCGAAGTGGCGGAGGCGCTAATGGAGGCTCGTTGGATCGAACAGGTAGAGGAAATGCAGAAGGAGCATTACGAAGCCGAGTACCAGCGTAACCGTAGGAACAGCGACTTCGAGGAACTGTGCCGACTAACTGAGTCAGATCCTCCCTCTGCCTACAACTATCCAATGGTGGACGGCGAACAACATCCTGAACCCAACCCCGACTGGGACGAAATACCGTTCTAAGTCAGTTAGCCCATCCTTAGCAGGATGGGCTTTTGGCATGGCCCTTGCATCATCATCACTTATAGGAGACCTAAACGATGATCAGTAAATCAACCATTTCAACCATTCTTGGACTCTTCATGATCGGAACCGCAATTGGTTTCACACTCGCTAACCACTACTACATGCGTGAAGCCATGTACGCCGAAGACCTTGTCATCCCCGACAACTACATCTGCGTCAAGAACAAGTGGGAAGAACACCTCTTCATATGTTCCGACGAGACACCGTTCTCACTATGGAGCATCACACCCCGAACCGGAAGACTCGCAGCAGAAGGAGAATCCTAATCATGATCGCTAATCTTAAAGCCAAAGCACTGGCACTCAAGACCAAGTATCTATCCGACGAAGACGTCGCCAAGTACAAAGAAGCCGGATCACTAGCCGTCGACAGATCCATTCAGTACGCCAAAGAAAATCCATCGGACATCATGGTGGGTCTCATCACCCTTATGGTCATGGACATGGACGACTCACTCGAATCTATCGACCAATCGACTGACATCTCTGCATATGTAGACGCTGACGCATACTACAGACGCTAACCTAAGGGGCCTTCGGGCCTCTTTTTTTATACCAACGGTGGCTAACGACGTGCCACTTGTGCCATGACCCAACGACGTGCAGGTGTGTGTCATGTGTGTCACCTTCCGAAATTACGTGGCACACAATTTGGCACACACTTAACTCGTTGATTCCATTAACAAAAGCACCAAATGTGTGCCATGTGTGACATGTGTGTTTACATTTTTCAACTTCGTTTTTTTACAAGTGTGCTTTTTT